AGAGTCTCAATAGTAGGCGTAGATACCTTTTCTGTATCCTTCTCTTTAGTGTCCATTTAACTAAAGTATTAATTTATATAGAGCTATGTTTAAGTATATCATAATCATAACTTTTTTGTAACATTATATTAAATGATTACAATCTTGTTATGAGTTTCTACTGTCTTTATAGGCGGTTTTCCACCATTCTCACTCCTGTATAACTGCAGATTTCCCTCTAAAGTATCAACCCTCCCCTGAGTACCTGCTACCTTTAAGATAGTCTCTGTGCGGCACAAGCAAGATGGGTGAAACGCAGGGAGTGGTGCTTCTCCTGCCCTGTAAGTTCCCTGCATAGTATCACAGATATCGTATATTCTATGTGCTGGAGATAAACTTACTTTAATAAATGCTTCTGCATTAGGTAGATAGTCTGCTTCGGCAATAATAGTATCTGCTTTAGCGTGAGAGTAAGAATAACTCAATTCTGTCTTGGCTACTCTGGTAATAGAACTCTTTGGCACTCCTGTTGTAACCACCTTTTCTATGTTTTCTGCTAACTTATATGCGTTGTCTCCATTTTGGATTGCTTTGTACACCTCTTTAGTGATTGCTTCCTTGTCTTTAACACTCCATATCCTATCAGAGAGTCTTACACCGTCAACACCAACCCTGTTAATATAATCTAGTGATAGTCTCTGGTCAATATTAAGAAAATCAAACGCACTATTTCCCATTATATTGACACTATTCCTTACGGCGTGAGCAACCCCTATTCCTGTTAATTCTTTTATCCCAGTTGTTATGTAATCAAACATTTCGTCTTTTAAGTCTGTGTCAATCTTGCTTTCTAGATTTGATATAAGCATTCCAGCGTCTCTAGCAGAACCCAGATCGTATCTATCTTGAAACAAAACCTCTATTAATGCTGGTGCTTGTAATTCTTGTCTAGTCAATACCCCCTTGTATATTCTTTCTAAGGTATTGATAAACTCTAATCTTTGTAAGTCTGTTAATCTACTCATGTTTTGTCTTCCCAAGTTGAACCATTATATATTTTAATCACTTCATTATCCCAACTACTACCATTATACCTTTTAAGTGCAACTGGTATCCACTCCGTTCCGTTCCACCTCTTAAACTTTGCTTCTGTAGTACCTGATTTGGTGTATATTCCTCTCTCGCTTGAATCATTAGCCACAGTCATTATTAACTTCAATAGTGTGTGTTTCTTTTTCATAAAGGTTTTACAATTAAACTATTACATCTAATAATATACCATTAGATGTATCAGAAGGTTTGGCATTTAAAACCTGTTTTACATCATCTCCAATTAGGGTAAAAGTAGAAACCTGACTGTCCATATTTACCTCCAAGTTAATAGGTGTAGTTCCCATAGCTATCGCATAATCATCTGAAATGTAATAAATTTTAGTCTGTTTCCCTGGGGCAGAAACAGTTACTTTGATTGGCCCCCAGTCATATTCTGTTGCCCAACCGTTTGCTAGATAATTAGTTAGGAAATCGGTACGTGGAATGTTCAGAAACTTATACACCTTAAATACCGTCATATTAAAAGTCTGTCCATTAGCATTGGTTACGAGAGAATCGGGTGCAGTCACCAGTCTATTATCATACGTAGCATTCGCTGAAAGTATCCAACCACTTGGGGTGCCGTCAACCCCACGGGTAGCAGTATAATGATGTGTACTAGCATCCCATGCGGAAGCAGCAGCATCTCTACTTAAAATAGTTATTTTCTCTGCTCCATACCAATAAGTATTTCCGACAGTCGGGAGAACAATTCCTCCGTCATAAGTACCAACTTCTTTTAACCAAATATCTTCATCATCATGGGTAATGGTAGTTTCGGTTGTGTCCCAATTATTCCCAGAACTTCTTACCGAGCCACCCACCTTACAAACATTGGCAATGGCATTTCCACGGGTAACATTTGTTCCATTGGCATTTTCAAACTTTACCGTTGCCCCCTCTATTGGATTTCCGTCTTTGTCCTTTACGGTTAGGAAAATAGTTTTTCCAAAGTAAAAAAGGCTATTTTTGAGATGGGGGCCATAGATTGTATCTGTTTTAATTCTGGGATTCCATCCATCACCATCACTTATGCCTGTAAAGTTTCTATACCTCCAGATACAGTCTATAAAAGAACATTGTCCACCTTGAAAATATTCATATAGATTGTTCGTTATATCATACCCAAATATCTTGGAATTGTATGAAAACCAACCATATTTTCCTGACGTGGTAATCTTTTTAATCGTTCCCGTAGAAGCTTGGTTGAAATAATATGTCCATTGGGTAGCTACTACACTATCGTCTCTGTATGGTTGAGTGTTTTGGGTCTGTGCAGCCGCATCTGTGCCCCTGTAGTAGGGTGAAATAGCTATTATGTTACTGGCAAGTGATAAATTATCAGCTGTTTGTGTCCAATTTTGATAGACATTATTACTGCTGGTAACATTGGCGTTGATAAATGGAGCATAGTTTTGTCCCATATCCCCCCAAGATTTTGCATTGGGTGTTGTTCCAATAGTGTATCTTAAAAGAGTATTCATCAAAAACGAACCTGCAACAGGACTTCCAAAAACATTCATTCCTCCAGCGTGAGTTGACCCTGCAAAAAAGAGATAGGAATTACGGACATTGTATTTACACCCGCCACAATTAAATCCGCCAAAGTTGATTATTAAATCCCCAATAGATTCAAACGTATATACTCCAGCCACACTATCTCCCGTATGGTGCGTGATGTAAATTGTAGCCATAAACTCATACCCCAAAATATTATTCGGGTCATTGAATGAGGTAATTTTTTTGGCAAAGATATTGTAATAAGGGTCGGCAGCCAAAGCATCATACAAAGATTTGAATGTGCAGGAAGCGGTAGCCCCATCCCAAATACAGTAAGGAATACCGTCTTTGATGTTCTTTGTATAAGCAGTTGCTGTTGGAAGTTTGGTTACGGTAAACGAATTGGTGTTGGTGGCGGGGTTAAAATATCCCACATCAGCAGGAAATAGTTTGGCATCATCTTGGGCGGTATCAAAGTCATCTGCGGTAGACATAATCACCTCATAAGCGTCCACTTGTGTTACTCCATTTCTTTTGAGAACCATGTCCCAACTTAAAGCAACCGACTTATTAACAGCATCAGTGGTGATGGAAAATGTATCCGAATAGGGAGAGTAAATCTGATTGGAACTTTGATTCAATGCATAGCGGGTGGTGGTCGTATTCCCCATATCCCACGCATACACCTTGAAGTAGTAGGTGGTGTTAGCAGCCAATGACCCACCAGCCACAAGAGAGCCTGTAAGATTAGTTGGTTTTGCTGGTTGCCAGAATGTCCACGCCATTAAAGTACCTCCAATTCTGCTATTTTACTTTTTAGCCAATCAATTCTGTTTTGCTTTTCAGGAGAATAATAAAATACTGGAGTATTGGTTTTGGCAGCCTCAATCAATTCTTTATCTGTCGGTTCGGGTTCACTAAGATATGCCTCCAACTCATTTTTTAAGACATCAATATCAAACACTTCGGTCTGGGAAGTGGTAATCGTAACAATGTTTCCATCTCTAGTTATTTCCTTCATGTTATACCCATGCACTAATATTAGTTAATACTCCACTTGTATAAGTTAAAGTCTTATATTTACTTACACCATCTTTCGTTTTAGTAAGTTTTGTTAACAACCCCCCAGTATATTCATACGCCAAGTCTGTTTCTGTAATTGTACCATCTACATTCTTTGTAATCTTTGTAATATTATCTCCTGTATATTCTAGTGTAACATCTCCATTATAGCTAAATACTATGCTGGACTTATCTGCTGTATATACTGGATCAACCTCTGTACTAGAACCACCCCCAGAACTACCACCCAAAGAGGTTATTTTCAAACCGATTTGCTTCTCTAGGTTCTTAATCGCTTTAGCGTCTAGTCTTTCGTTTCCTTTCAAAGAAGACAACTTATCCCTTATCTCGTAGGGAGTGTCTGGACTTCCATCCTTGCCATCCTTTCCATCCCTTCCACTCTTCCCATCCTTGCCATCCTTTCCCGGAAGCCCCCTTAATCCCCTTATCCCATCTTTTCCATCTTTTCCATCTTTTCCATCAAAGTAATCCTTTCCCTTAATCGGTGTTACTTCTTTTTTAATCTCTTTAATCTCTTCTGGTGTGTAATAATCCTTTCCCTTAATTGGTGTATATCCATCATCTCCCTTTTCCCCTTTTTGCTTAGAGGTAGTTTTAGCCATCTCCAGAGCCTCTGTAGCCTTCTCTAAGGCACGATTAGATATGAGGTGGGTATCTATAACCTTTTTATCTACCTTGTCTATTTCTTCACTAATAATCTTCTTTTGTTCTTCTTTCTTTTTAAGAGCAAGTTTCCTTCTCGCCCTTGCTATTAAAATGTCAACTTCTGTTGTAGCCATTATTTATTCTTAACTATATTAACCCAACATTTGTCATTATCTCGCTCTGATACTCTCACTTGTACCTTAAACTCTGGGTATATTGCTTCCATACAGGTATAGTGTTCGTAGTTTTGTCCAGTTCCTAAAACATCTCCAGAAAACTCTCTGAAACAATTATACCCAATAGGAATCTCCCCATTGAACTTGTTTTTCTCGTTTGGTAAATGGTAGTGTCTATTGCCCACCTTAGTTTTACAGTAAAGAGACATAGAGGTAATTTTTAATCCATTGTCTTTTAGATATTTTTGAAGTTTCCACCAGGGAGAATCCTCTTCTGCCACTTTAGACAGAATACCTTTTCCCTCTCTTAAATTCTCTCCGTTGGAAAGCCCAACAACAAATTTTACTTTTTCTTCTGGAATCATGTTTTGTATCATAACCTCTCCTCAGATGTCATAAATTAAATAGTGATGCTACTGATATGTAAACGAGAACTTTACTTTGTTTGCACTCTGTGTACCAACTGCACTAGGACTTACACTCATTAAAACATAGAAGTCGTGTGAAGTTGCTCCTGTTGTCTTATCACCCAAAGTCAATGCACTACCACTACCATCTGCGTTTACCCACGCACTATCCCCTTGCTCTGCTAAGTAAACATCTAGATTTGTTGGTGCTGTCGCCTCTGTTGTTCCATTGTAAGCAAACATTTTAACATTTGTTATTGTTATGTTTGAATCGTAGGTAACATTAATTTTAAGTGGACAGTTTGCTGTAGTAACCGAACTTACTGCTACAGTACCACCACCTACATCAACTGTACCTGACGCTATGTACTTACTGTTCTTGGGTGAATTAGCCGAAGAACTATCAGTACCACTTGAACTTCTAACGTGAGTTCCTCCGTTGTATGCACCTACAGTAATAGGATTGCCAAACGTACCATCTGAGAACTGAATCAAATCAGTTGCTCCTATGGTTGTCGCAGTCGTCCCTTGTAAGTACCAGTTTTGGACTAAGCTCATTTTATTAATAAATTTAAGTTAAATATAATACCTTATATACCAGAGGCTAAAGTATCTAATTCCCTAGTAAGCAAAGCATTGTCTATTTCCTTCTTGACTCTTAACTCCCTTTCCTTATTAAGCATTTCCTCTTTTGCTTTTACTTCCTTTTGTGCGTCTGCTCCCAACTTCTCTCTTTCAATATTAAGTCTTGCTTCTATATCATCTCCCTCTATCTTAGCCCATACCTCTTCAAACTTATCTCCATCTCCTAGTATATCCATTAGTCTTTCAAGTGCATAATCTTTAGGAAACACCTGTGCTTGATTTCCTCTTATTAGCAAATCTGCTTGTTCTTCTTTGCTCATTGCAAACATTTCTGCCCACTCTATATGTGTCTTGTCTTCCATTTCTGGGTTACCTGTATACATAACAACATATCTTTGTATTGCCCTCTCTATATTGGCTCTCTTCTCATCAACTCTTCGCTTCAAACTCTCCATCATAGCACTCATAGTCTTCTCACTTATTCCACTCATACCCTCAGAAACAAATATTCCCTTTGGTATTCCTGTTGTTCTATATATCTGTTGAAATATGTTGTCAATGTAAGTATCAATACCAGTAGGAATATCCATACCCCCCTCTCTTTCAATAGGTGCTGATATAATCTTTCCTGCTACTAAACTCACTTCTGCTAAATCCTTCTTTAATTGCTCTGCATTGATAGTACCCTCTGCCATTTTATCGTAGATTTCCTTTATGACTTTTATCATAGGAAACGCTACCTTAGAAATGATAATTCCCTCTTCTGTTATTGTCTTGTTGAGTGCGTCTTGAATATCTATTAACCTATCCACATCAGACACTTCAATGTTCTGTTCATCAAACTTTACAAACTCGTTATCTTTATTTGAAACATATATATGTGGGTCAAACTCAAATGGAGCTTTCCCATCTTCAATAACTTCCTTATTAACATACTTAGTAAGCCACATCACCTCTCCTTTAGGTTGCCATATCTCCATGTACAAAACCCTCTCACTCTTCTTAATGTCTATCTTGTTATCTACCACGATTGGATCATTCTTGCTTATCTCATAAATCCTAATAGTACCAACTCTATCTTCTCCATTGTAAATAGGAAACACCTCTAGGGTATCTACAAACTCTATTGTTCCATCCTCTGCATACTTCCATATACAAGTAGAATCTACTCCTGCTCTTGTTATGGTTCTTGAAATTAAAATATCCAGATTGATTTTGTTGTTTATGTCCTGTGCTAACTTCTCATAGCCATCAATGGTAATCCTGTTATCATCATTGATAGTTCCTCTAGCATAACTTGAATAAACATTAATGGTAGAATCACAAACATTGTATACCTGTAAATCTCCCTCTCCTATACCCATGTCATTGGGATTCTTCTTGTGTACATTCCATACCTTCTTACCACTTCTTGTGGTATCAGTCATCCAGGAATTGTATAACCACTGTTCTCCGTTATAGTAATCCCTGAGCATTTTAACAGTGCTGTTCTTTTTTCCAGATAATAAAAGTGATTGAAGTTCCTTAATCTTGTTGCTCTCAAGATATCCCTGCAAGTCATAATATCTCATGTATAAGTGTTTTCAACTTAGTTGTATATATTGTATCACAATCGTAACATAATTACTAAAATGTCCCTATTAGAATGTCATGTGTTGCTTTAATACCACTCCATGCTAAGCACAAAGCCATTACAATATCATCATGGAATCCCTCCGGTGCTGTGTAACGAACATTTCCCGTTTTGCTTACTTCATACTCAAATATCTCTAATTCGTCTATGACCTGTGGATCATTTGGTAACCATATCTCTTTATTCTCTATGGCAACAGACAGGTTGTTCACTATCTCTGCTTTACTTTGATTTGTAAACTTAAATGGTGTAACAGTCATTCCCATTGCCACAAGTTCATCAAACACACTATCCCCGTTGCCTGTTGAGTCTAAGATTATCCTACCCCTATTCCATTTCTCCCATGCTGATTTTATTCTTGCTCTCTGTAATACCCAGTCTATCTGATTAAACCTATCCTTATACACAACCTCATGTGTTAAATCGTCTATAACAATAATAACAGTAAAGTCTACATGCTTTGCTAGGTCAATCCCTATTACATATCTTCTTTCCTTGACTGGTTCTGTATAAGTATCTTTAACAACCTCCCTTATCTTTCTGAATACCATACCTTCACCCTCTATAAACTCAGCCATGTACTCCTGTTTGAATACTAACTCTGGGGATAAACTTCTAGCTGTTTCAATCTGCTTTGAAGTCCAATAAGGTGAATCATATACAGTAAAGTGGAATGTCTCATAATCAGGATTTCCACTTCTCCCTAATACTGCCAACTCATGAAATTTGTTTCGTCCCTTAGGTGTGCCAATTATCTTTCCCTTAACATTCTCGCCTTTTATCATAGGAAACAATGTGTTATCCCACAGAGAGGATTTTCTAAGTATAATACCACCCTCATTTAGCACATATCTAGGATAATTAAATCCCTCTAGGTTCTCTGGCTTTTGTGCAGAACCAAAATCTATTTCACCACTTGGAAGTTTAAGTATCTTCCTTTGGGCATTCCAACTACAATATTGCCAGATATCAGCAAGTATCGGTCTAAAATACCAATCAATATACTTATCTATATTTGCATGTACTGTGTCAACCCACAACGATCTACATCCCAACTCTAAGGTTTCTTCCAATAACCATTGTGCTGTGTTGTAAGTTTTTCCTGTTTGTCTACCAGCATGAATTATCGTGTGCTTTGCTTCGTTGAATAGTGCTGGATAGATAAACTCAGGATACCTAGTCTTTAGGTTCATTTATTATCTCCCTAGTTATCTTTAATTCCATATCTCCACCCATATCAATACTTTGCTTTGGGTCGGGTACCATCTTATCAATAAACCACATATTGATGTGAACCTTAACCGAAAGAGGTGTCTTCGGATCATCTCTTATTTCAAGAAGATTCTTGGTACAACTCTCGGATATTTTATATTCATCACATATGGAAAAGAATGCTTTGGAATTTATATCCCCAATTATTTTGTCTTCTATTGACCTAACTTTTTGTTCTGTTGTTGATTTCGCCATACTTACCCTCTATGGGATTAATTTACTTCTTGGCTTTCTTATCTCTAAAATACTCAACTTCTCTTTCTCTCTCCTTTGCACTCTTCTCACTTCCGAACTTACCTAATACTTTCTTACCGTCTTTTGAGTATAACACAAATTTTCCCAATACCCTCTTAATCATAACTTATTATATCACAAATTAAATACATAACACCACTACACCTTTCTCAACTTAAAAGTGATTGATCTTCCCTCCTCGGTTACCTGTCTATCTACTAATTCCCATAATCTCTCTGAGTAATATCCATATTTATCATTGTAGAAAGTCCCCTTAATAAAGTGGTCAAAACTTCCCTCTGTGAATGGTCGCTTGTGTGTAATATCTCCCCACAGATTAGTATCCTCAATAGTCGGAACTCCAAAGTCAAATATACCACCTAGTATTAGAATCCTATGCACCTCATTTAACACATCAAGAGGACTGTCTAAATGCTCAAACACATCATACATTCTAACTTCTGAGAATGTGTTATCTTTGAACGGATACGGCATATAATTCAAGTCCCATGCTATGTCTATGTGTGGAGAGTGATAATACCTGTCTAAATGAATATATCCTTCAAGATTATCAATACCACAACCCAAGTCTATTTTCTTTCCTTGTAAATCCATTAGTTTTTAATCCTTAACAAATCTTTAAGTGCTACCTTGAAATCCTTTATTGAACCTACTGCATTCTTATCCTCTGCTTGATAATATGTGAATATGAAACCTCTCTTTCCCATATAATCTACAAAATCTTTCTCTGCTGGTGTTAGTTTCTTGTCTAACTCCATTTTAATTCCCTGTATAACTACTA